GAGAAATACATTAGATAAAGCTATCATAGCTAATTAAGAGTGCATACACCATGAAGAATGGTTAAGTATGCTTAATACCGGGAAAAGACTAATCTTTTCTATTTAACTGAATCCTACATTGGGTCAGTGATTAACTGTGCACTGTATCATTTGATACCTGGTGCGAGTACAACCTCTACGCCTCTCTCGGCTTCCCAATTACCTGCACTACAATCTTTTCCATTATAGCTACACAGGTTTATACATAAACCATATCATACACCGGATCAAGGTGTAAGTATGAACACACAAATTTAATAATAAAGCACATCACATCTTTCATCTCTAAGCTATTGATTTAGATGTATAATGTGCCACGATATCGTTATGAAGGCTAATAAACAGGGCCGTTGCTACGATATACTTTTAATTTAGTTGCGGGGGACAGAGTCGAACTGCCCAGATCAAGCTTATGAGGCTTAAATTGCTACCGGCATTCCCCGCTGGAAAGACGCTCTGGTGTCATCTAAGTGACAAGGTTAATAAAGGACCTTAATCCAGAGCGCTTGAAGAAGAACTTATCTTATAAAGTTTCTAATCTTTTTACCTAACTGCATATTATTAGGAGTTTTATCTACAATCTTCTTTATTTCTTTGGTATAGCATTCTAAGCATTTATTAGCTTCACATATTTCATTTGAATCAATGATATTCAATACGTCAAGTAGTGCTCCACGATATGCGTGATTAGCTTCATACTCAGTGCATGATAGATCACCATAATGACTATCCCATTCTTTATCTATTCTAGCTTTCTCGGCTTCATTATCTGCCATTAACTCTAGAACTGCTGCTTTGATTTGTTCTGTATTCATGATTGTCTCCTTTGAATAATTATATTTCACCTTCCATTGCTGCCAATTCTTGTTCACGTAATTCATGTTCTTCATCTTCACAGACAGGACACATGTACAACTCACATGTAGGATAATCATGAGGAATAATACAATCATCCAATACATCGATAGTTTCAATATGGATAACAGCAGTATCATTGATATCATCCATACGATGATTTAATAAGTTGAAGTGTTGATTAGCTTGATCATAATCACTGTAAGTTGCTTGAACTGAACGACGATTATCTAACTCTGTTACATATACTTGATATACTTGCATTTGATTCTCCTGATTGGTATAAGTTTATTATAATAAGACGTACGAGTGCAGGTGTTAAGACCCACACTCATTGCCTATATAGATTGACCCGGAAAACCTCCCTAAAGGGAGATTTCCACTGTGTTGCTGGGTGTTGGAACCATTGACTGCAAATCCTTGAGAGTAAGGAAGTAAACTGCAGTTGATTGCTCACCAGTTTCACGGTTCACCTTGTTGCGATGCAACTCAAATACATCTTCACCATTAACAATGTGAGTCTTGACCCACTTGGCTTGGACTGGGGGATAAGTTCTGCCATCGATAGTCCATACGATAGGCATTGTGTCTTCGATTTTGTAAGTCATAATAGACCTCCATTTTGGATTGAAAAATAACGTAATGTGGTATGTAAAAACCCACTCAATGGGGTACGTGGTCAGTTGTTTAGGGGAGCATACAAATTCTACAATTTTTGAAACCTCTTTGAAAGTTAACGAAAAAGTATTATATTACCGGTAATAAAAGGGGGCCTAAATGACATGGGCGAATTTAATTACAATTTTATATACGGTGAGTCTAACTATGGTTATGAAGCACCTCGATACTATGCCTGGGTATTCGTGCCCGGAGTATTGTGGAGTGCAGCATAAGCATTATCCTTTGGATTCACAATCCGATTTGGAGTAGTAGAACACCAATTTTACTAAGTTGTTGTTTTATAGGGACTTAGCACTTTAAAAAAGTATTTGACTTTAGGTTAAAAGCTTAGTAAACTAGTGGAGTGTTTTATATACAATTTAAGGAGACTTGACATGAAGAGATATATACTTGAGATTGCTTATAATGATGAGACTGAAGAGATTGAATATTTAACAGAAGAAATACTACATGAAGATACTACATTCTATTATGGAGATATTGATCTTGGAGAGTATTTTGATGAAGAGACTATGGAGCTACTCAAAGATGGATATATTATAGGAGATTCATAATTTCTTCTTAACGCAAACAAGCGTTTGCTAAAGAAATTGCAACAAGGATGGTCAATAAGGAGGTGAGATGGATCCATTAGAAATGGAGAATATAATCGGTATTGTTACCAGGCAAATAGAAGATTTAACATACCGGGTTTATAAGTTGGAGGATAGCGTGGCAGAATTATATGCATATGCTGAAGAACAAAAAGAGGAGGGTATAGATGCCTAGTTTAGATGGTCACTCATTAAATGAAGAGATTAAAAAGCTAAGAGAAGAAATATTTACTGAATTACTCGCAATGCGAGAATCATTTCGAGAATTATATTCTTATATAAATAAGAAGGAGTCTAGCGTTGAAAAGAAAGCCGAGAAAACCAAAAAGCCCAAAAAAGCCAGCATACCCCAAGCCTAAAAAATATTAATGGAAGATTTAGATAAAGATATTGAAGCTGGCTCCCAAGAAACGGATTGGTTTGGGAGCCTATTTGACAACTTACAGGCAGTATTAAAACAAACAGCCTTTAAAGCAATCGCCCCTCCAGGGGCAGACTTAGCATTAAAAGCGGCTAGAAAGGGAGTGCAGCATGCTGTTGGTGGAGTTGTTACAGATTTAGTTGATCCTTATGGGTATGGGACGAAAAGCTATAAGCCAAGTAAAGTTGAAGAGGTGATGGACATTTTAAAGTATTCAAAGGAAGATCCTGAGTATTATGATGAAGTGGCCAGTAGAGCAACTAAAAGAAATAAGGCTCGTGAATTTCCTTTTCGTCAAGGGTTTGGCTTACCATCTAGAGATAATTGGGAAAAAATTTATAAACAGAATGAGGATGGCACTTATAGATTTAGTACGGTTGACGAGCTAACTAAAATGCATGAATCCGGAGAATTGAGCAAGAAACAGGTTCTAGTAGCATTAAAAAATATTACTGATATGAAGTGGGCAGAAGATGGTAGTCATGATCAATTAATGGCTAATTATGAAAGTTCGCGCAATGAAGATGGGAGTTTTAACTATTATGATAAATGGGATTTTGCTATTAATGAAGGCGAAGAGAGCGCCTGGTCTAAATTTAAGAAGTGGAATGATGATCGAGATAACATGAAAAATAAAAAAAATTTATTAGCGCATTTAAGTCGAGTAGGCATATCACAACTATTTGATCCGGTAGAATTTAAGGGGACTATTACTGAGGATGATATCTATCATGCGAATCAATTATCGGAAGAAATAAGGTCACAATATTGAAAAAAGGCTATCATACATGACCAAAGAAAAAGACAGCTCATCCGGCGGGTGAGAAGCATTCTAAGTCAAATGATAAGTTTAAATACAATTTCCCAAAGAACCAATATAAAGAAGGAAGATGAGAGTTTACCGGGTTAATGGGATAGAGCATAAAGTATTTGATCCCGATGACATTCTGCCAGCAGGACTAATTGTTCAGTCTAATTGGAGAAAAGGAAGAGTCGGGGATTGGATTAAATCTGACGACGATTGTGTTCTGGAGGTATTGCGTCAGGGCACAATGAAGCGTCAGAAGGGGAAGAGTAGAGAAGTAGCTTATGTAGGTACATGCACAGGGACATTCCCGGCATATACTAATACTAAGATGGATACTTCTAAAAGAATTAATATATATTCATTTGGAGGCGGGAGGTTGGCAGATGATGTATTAATAGAACGCGAAAATCTTTCTAAGTGTGAACAGGTTTTTGTTGTTTATTTAGCATCTGGACTAACACCACAAGAAGCTTATATAAAGGCTTATCCTACAAATGATCCTGGGTATGCAAAATTTAAATCTACTCAGCTAGTTAAAACAACGAGGATTAGATCAGCTATGAAAGAAGAATTAAAGCCAGTTTTAGAAGAACTCGATATAGACGAGAAGTTTATACTTAATAACATCAAGGAGGTTATTCTCTCTTCTGAAAAGGATGATACTCGCCTGAAGGCTCTTTTTAAACTGGCTGATATTATGGATATGGAAGATAAAACTAGAACTCAACAAACAACTCTCGCCGTAGGCGCCTTTAAAGGTTTTTCTGAAACCATGGTAGAGGCTGCTCAAAGACCAAAGGAAATAGAATAATGGCAGATCCTAAAAGAGTAGTATTAGACGAGAACGAGAATCAAATACCAGAAGAAATGTCTGGCTTCCTTGGTTATGGAACTAGTGATCCTGCCCCACCTGAATATGAGATGGATAGGAATGAGTTAAACTGGCTACAGCAATCTGTAATGGATTTTTATCAAAATGAAAGTATAGACCCTGGCATTAGATCCGCGTTAGCGGCGCTAGATGACTGGATGCCTGGGATTCCTTTTCATGATATTGTTCCGGATCCTCCAACATCTTTACCCGGGAGTACAATAATGCCAGGAACTCGCAAGCATATCGAAGGCCAAGATTATGACCCTAGGAATCCAGAGTCATGGCATTTTACTGAAGATGAGATTATTTCTGCTGATGCAGCTAGAGCTAGTTTTGGCAAGGTAGGTTTTGTTGGTGATGTCCTCACAGGAGCTGCAGGTGCATATAAAGCAGGTAAATATATAAAAGGTGCATATACAGAGGCTGGGAGCGTAAATGCTGCACTAAATAATGCACTTCAACAAGTTAAGAATTGGCGAAATCCTAAAGGAATTATTGATTCTCCTGAGCCGGGATATGGTGGATCATTTCCTGAGCCTAGAGCTAGTGCTGGATCACGGTACGATGCAAGCGATCCTAATGTAAATTGGTCTAGCCTAGATAATTCAAGAACCGGGTTTCTACCTCCACACGCAGGTCAAGGATTTTCTCAAGCACCTATATATGGGAGAGAGTATGCCGGGGGAGCGTTTAAGCGAATAAATAATAGTGGTGATTTACATATGCCTAATATAGATGATGGAACTATTACCATTGGAGGTAATGTACAGTCTAATCTTGATTTAAATAATCTTCGACCTGCTTATGAAACGAATAATGGCTATGTAATTTATCAAGATATTACAGATAATCGACGCTTCTATTCTCTAGACCTTGGATCTAATGGGTCATATACCTTAGTAGATGATACTAATGAATTAGAGAGCCTCTTAGATGGCTTTGATGGAACACTTGATTGGAATGAAATAAGCACTTTTAATAAAATGCTAGGAAACTCTCCGGCTGTTCCTAGTAATATTAAAGGCATACAAGATTCATTTGCAAATAGCATGAACCCAAATACATTATCAGAGCTCAATCTCTCAGACCTAGATAATCTGCCTATGGGCCAAGAGCTCGCCGGCACATTAGAGAATGGAACAAAAGTTATTCTTAAGAATGGCGATGAGGTTGCTGGGCAAAAAATGTTTGAAGACGCGAACAATATAACAATTCAAACAAAGAATGGCGATACTGTGAATATAGCCGCAGATAATATAAAAAATATAACACGAAACACAAAAGGCAATCCATTGACCGTAAGGATTCAAGGAGATCGACCAGGGGTATTTAATGTTGCCTTTGATGATAAAAATAAAGATGTAGTTCATGTGGGACAGCTAATTAAAGAGAAGGATCTTATTGGCCCTGTGCAACCGCTAACTAGTGGAACGCAAGGATCTCGCTTAAGATTTCAAGCTACTAGACTCCCCGATGGACAATTAGAAATTAGTCATATATCTTTATTTGCAGATAATATTCATCAGGCTGGGGGTGATATAGCAAAGGGGATTTATAAAATGCCTGATGGCACAGATTTCGATGTAATTGCAGATAGCAAATTACATACTAGATTTACAACAGAGACTGGCGAACTTAGGCAAATAACTAAGATTGTAGATAATGATACCGGAGACGTATTAAAGGAAATTATAACACCTGGAGGAAGAGCTGCAGAGAAATTGATAGCCAGAACTTCTCTTTCCGGTGGAAAAAGTTTAATAAAAATGATGGATATGATGCCTGATGATGCTATTATTAGAGAGTCTGATATGACATTAGATTCTCTTTATGTCTTAATACATCAAACAGTAAAAAAATCTCAAGCCCGAGTTAGAGCAGGAAAATCTCCACTAAAAGTTGATATTAGTGACTGGCAACTTGGAGGATCAGGCAAACAAAGCAGTCAGTCTGCTTCATTTATGTTTGGGAATGAAAGGGTAGCACGCTCAAATTGGAGTAAACAGTTTGATAAGCTTATGCAAATGCCTTCTGGTGCGGATCAGAAACAAGCAACATTAGAACTTGTTGTTGAGATACAGCAAAAGATGAATAGAGCTATCGACAGGGGAGACCTTACTAGCGTTCATGGGAATTTATTTGAAGTAGTTGCCGGTACAAGTGGTCGTGTTGGTTATGATGGGAAGGCAATAGGCTATAGTCAGTTTAGTGTTTCCGGGTTTAAATCTATTGTAGCCGGTTTATTTGGATATAGTACTTGGAATGAGTATTCTTCTATGTTAAAAGATGAGAATACAAATAATGTGGAAAATCAGGTATTTGATCAGATTCAATTTTAATGTCTAATATAAACTTACATAATGTTTCCAAGATGGAAGAGCAACTCCAGCTTGCAAAGCATGATTTAATAGCGTTTGGAAAGTTATTCTTGCCAGATGATTACATGCGATCAGAGACGCCCTTCTTTCATTATGAAGTGGCAGATGCATTATTAAATAAAGATTACCGGCAGTTAGGTGTTATTTTACCTAGGGGGCACGGAAAGACAGTATTGACTAAGTGTAATATCGTGCATGATTTTTTGTTCACTGAGTCCCCATTATTCTATGGGTGGGTAGCAGCATCTAGTAAAATATCTGTTCCAAACTTAGATTATGTAAAATACCATTTGGAATATAATGAAAGAGTGTCGTATTATTTCGGCGATGTTAAAGGGAGAAAATGGACAGAAGATGATATTGAACTTAAAAATGGCAGCAAACTTATCTCGAAGTCAAACCTTTCAGGTATACGTGGCGGGGCTAAGCTGCATAAGAGATACGATCTTATCATCCTCGATGACTTTGAAGACGAGAATAATACCGTTACACCTGAGTCTCGTTCTAAAATCGCGAATCTTGTTACGGCAGTGGTCTTCCCTGCTTTGGAGCCAGTTGATGGCCGTTTGCGTATTAATGGTACGCCTGTGCATTTCGATGCGTTTACTACAAACATTCTTAACGGGCATATCAAAGCTAAAGCTCAAGGCAAAGACTATTCATGGAAAGTCATAACATACAAGGCATTACAGCCAGATGGAACTCCTTTATGGCCAGATTGGTTTGGGCACAAGGAAATGGAGCGAAAGAAAAAGTTTTATGCGGACAGTGGGCAGCCGCAAAAGTTTTATCAAGAATATATGATGGAAGTCCAAAATGAAGAAGATGCAATCTTTAATAGGAACCATATTAAGTATTGGGATGGAGTTTATAACCGGGATGATGAGACCGGTATTAACTACATTAGAACGGCTGAAGGGGATGAGATTCCAATCAATATATTTGTTGGTGTTGATCCCGCTACAGACAGTACTCGCCGTGATTCTGACTTTAGTGTTTTACTTGCTGTGGGCGTCGACGCTAATAACAATTGTTATGTTCTTGATTATTTACGAAAGCGTTCGTTGCCTGTACTCGGTATTCCGGGAGATTCTAAAAAAGGGATTGTCGATTATATATTTGACTATAACAGAATATACGATCCAAGCTTATTCTGCATTGAAGATACGACTATGTCGAAGCCGGTATTTCAAGCCATTAATGCAGAAATGCGAAGAAGGAATGATTTCACTGTCAAGTTTACTGCAGAAAAGCCGGGTACGCGTATGTCTAAAAGAGACCGTATTCAAGAGATATTGGCTCAAAGGTTTGCGGTTGGTGGAGTCCATCTTAAAAAGGACCAGTACGATTTGCAACAAGAAATAATGACATTTGGCCCTCGTATGGGTCATGATGATACTATAGATGCTTTAGCATATGCATGTAAATATGCTCATCCTCCTAATTCTGTAAAACAGAATAAAGATGGGGATTGGTATAGACATCAACCAAAAGCAAAAAGCTGGGTAACAGCTTAGGAGAGAATATGCCTAAATTTGGGAAGAATAGTCGTGAAAGACTTGCGACATGTGATAAAAAATTACAAGCAGTGTTTAATGAGGTCATTAAGCATGTAGATTGTTCAGTACTAGAAGGACATCGAGGTGAAGAAAGACAAAACAGATTCGTTGACGAGGGAAAAAGTAAAGTTCGTTTCCCTAATGGTAGGCATAATGCTATGCCTAGTCGTGCTGTTGATGTCACACCTTATCCCGTGGACTGGGAAGACCGAGAGCGTCAAACTCTTTTTGCAGGGTTTGTCATTGGGCTGGCTAGTGGGATGGGCATTAACCTTCGGTGGGGAGGCGACTGGGACCAAGACTTCCAGGTAGCAGATAATAAATTTGATGATTTTCCACATTTTGAAATAAAGGATTAAATATGGCAACACTAACACCAACACTAACCTTGTCTAGCACAGATGCAAGTAGCGATACTTTGTCATTATCAGTAACAGATAGTTTAACTATAGGGGCTCCGGCAATTGGTGTATCTAAGACTGCTATTGCGGCTTCTGGAGGAACAGCATCAGTACTTAAGCCTTCCGGATCAGCTAATCAATACTTTTATATAAGGCATACTGGCTATCAGGCTGATGGGACAACAGCCACTACAAATCAAGTAGCAGTAGAACTTGGTGGCAATACTGACCTACTTAGGATAGCTGCTGGAGAATGGGCTTTTTTCCCAGTAAAATCAGATGTTATTGTAGAGGCATTATCCTCTAGTTCACATCTTATATTAATTGAATATGCATATTGGACAGCTGCATAAATGAGATTTTAAGGAGAAATAAATGGCGACACTAACACTACAACTTTCTGAAAGTTTAACTCTTAATGGTAGAGAAGAAGGTTCTATAAAGACTGTATCATATGCTGGCATAAATGAAATATTTAAAAGAACTGTAACTATTGCAGCAGGAACTCATGCTACTCCACAGGAAGTGGTAACTTTTACCGCAACACCAGCTGCAGCTACTGCCTATACATTAGATCAGGATCATGTAGTTTATATTAGGGTAACTAATTTAAGCTCAAATACTCTCGGGTTAATTTTAAATGGTGCTACTACTGCAATAGCATTTAGTCTTGGCGGCGGTCAATCACAAGTATTTAATAATGGCTTAATGCAAGGTGACGATACTGTAGACAGTATAGATGCGGTTCCTTCAATTAAAATTGAAAGTATAGAGGTTACGGGAGATTCTGGGAATACTTCAGATATTGAGTTATTTGTAGGATTATCATAGGAGAGATATGGCTAAAGTAGACAAAACAGCAGCTAGGGTAAGAAAGCTATTTAATAGCTGTAATCAAAAAAGCAGAGCTCAATGGGAGTATGTAAACCAAAAGGGATTTGATTTTTCTAATGACAATCAATTAACCGAAGAAGAAAGGCGTTCCCTGGAAGAACAAGGCATGCCTACTTTTACAATTAATCGTATCCTCCCTGTAGTAGAAATGCTTAACTATTATGCAACAGCATCTAATCCCAGATGGCAAGCAGTAGCAGCAGAAGGTAGTGATACTAATGTTGCTGCATTATTCTCAGATGTTGCTGATTATATTTGGTATAATTCTGATGGTCAAAGTTTGTATTCTAATGCTATTAATGACGCTATTACTAAATCATTAGGTTGGCTAATGGTTACTGTTAATCCTGATAGTGATAATGGATTAGGTGATGTTATCGTTACTCAACCGGATCCATTTGATATTTATGTAGATCCTAAATCAAGAGATATGTTATTTAGGGATGCAGGATTTATTTTAGTTAGAAAATTATTACCTACATCACAATTGGAGCAAATGTTCCCTGGATCAGTAAGAAAAATTAAAAAGGCTTCCTCTGATGAAAGCACAGATTATACTTATACAGAGAAGTCAATGGGGATTGATCAAAAGGATTTTGACTATAAGGATATAGATGAATCAGAATCAATTGATCCTAAAACCGGAGAGACTGATAAACTTTTAGAGTTCTTTGAAATTCATGAAAAAGTAAAAGTTCCATTAGTGAATATTACTTATAGATTACCGCCTGATCCTGCTCAAATGGAAGAAATCCAAAGTAAAGCTGCCGTACAAATAGAAGATATGAAAAAAGAGCTTGAGGTAGAGTTAATTGAGCAAGAAGCTAAAATGCGTGAGGCTGTAGATGCTGGAGAGATGTTAAAGCCTCGATATGATTTAGAGATGGAAAAAGCTCAAGAAATGATGCAAGCTCAACTAGAATCTGCTAAACAAGAGTTTGCCGCACAAATACAAGAAAGCATGTCTCAAGTAATTAATAAGATTATATCTAAAAAAGAATTTAATCAATTAATGAAGGATGAGAAGTTTGCTAGTCTTCTTATAGATCAAGTATCGTTCTATGGTTCTCGTATTAAACAAACCGGTATAGTTGGTGATGTAACTTTATATGAACATGTTTTGCCAGAAAATGTTGAAGAATATCCATTAATTCCTTTTAGCTTTAAATGGACAGGTACTCCATATCCAATGTCAGCTGTAGCTCCTTTAATTGGTAAGCAACGGGAGATGAATAAAGCTCATCAAATAATGGTGCATAATGCCTCATTAGGATCATCATTAAGATGGATGCATGAAGAAGGAAGCATTGATACCGATTATTGGGAAAAATATTCTAGTTCACCTGGAGCATTACTTCCAATTAGACCTGGAGCTGTTCCTCCTACTGCAGTACAACCCGCTCCATTATCTAATGCATTCTTCTCTATTGTTCAAGAAGGCAAAAATGATATGGAGTATTTAGCTGGTATTTATGGAGCTATGCAGGGAGATACAAATACACAGCATGATACTTATCGAGGCATGCTTGCTATGGATGAGTATGGCACAAGACGAGTTAAGCAGTGGATGAAAAATAACATTGAGCCTGGATTACGACAATTAGGGAAAGTAATTGCAGAAATGTCTAGAGTTGTATATCAAGATCATAGAATGTTTAGAATTGTACAGCCAAATAATATTAATGAAGAAAAACAGGTAGAGATTAATATTCCTATATATAATGACTTTGGTGATGTTATTGGAAAACAAAATGATTATAGTACTCTTAAGTTTGATGTACGCATTATTGCCGGTTCTACGCTACCGGTTAATAGATGGGCTTATTTAGATGAACTTAAAGAACTAATGAAACTAGGAGTGATTGACGATATTGCACTACTAGCTGAAACAGACTTACGTAATAAAGAGAATATCGTGAAACGTAAGAGCATGTACTCTCAACTCCAAAATCAAATTGGGCAACTTGAGGAACAAATGAAAAATGCATCTGGTACTATTGAAACACTTGAACGACAACTTGTTCAAGCTGGTATCAAAGGCAAAGTTCTTCAAGCTTCTATGGAAGTTAATAATAAGAAGAATGAAGTTAAGAGTAGACAAGAAAAAGAATATCTTGAGACACAGGCCCAACAGAAAGTTCTTAGAGAGACCCAAAGAGGTTTCGCTGAGAAGGAAAGAACTAATCTCAAGACCTCTTTAAACCAGGTAATAAAAGACTTGCAAAACAAAAAGAAAGAGTCTTAAATTATTAAATACTCTATAAAGACAAGGAGAGTTAGATGAAAGATTTAGAAGCTATGGAACAGGATAACCCACAGAATAGTGGCTCCAGTGAAGACTTCTTTAATGCTATAGAAGCACAAGTAAACGGTGCAATTATAGACAACGATCAACAACCACAGGACAACCCTCAGGTTCAAAGTGACCCTGCCCCGCAGGCAACTCACGCTCAAGCACCAGAGACCCCTACTAGTAAGGATGTTGATTGGGAGAAACGGTATCGGGATTCAAGTAGAGAGGCTACAAGAATGCGGCAAGAGTTAAATAGACTTCAACCGTTCGTACCCGTTCTCGACGTAATGGCGCAAGATAGTGGCCTAGTTGATACAGTCAAGGATTACCTTGAAGGTGGTGGAAAGCCGGCAAAGAACGTACAAGAGCAATTAGGATTAGATGAAGATTTTATCTTCGATGCCGAAGAGGCAATGAATAATCCTACTTCAGATTCAGCTAAAGTATTTAATGCTCAAGTTGATAAGATTGTCTCTGATAGAGTTAATAGTTCAATGCAAGTTCAAAACCAGCAAGTGCAACAAGATAAAGCGAAAGCTAAGATGCGGTCAGATGCAAAAAATTTTATGGATAGACATGGTATGTCTGAAAAAGAATTTAGTAGCATGATGGCTGACTCTAGAGATCGTCAATTAACTCTAGATGATATTTATTATTTACTTAATAAAGATAAATCTAGTAGTAATGTTGCAAAAGCAACCCAACAAGGAATCGTTAATCAGATGAAGAATGTTCAGAATCTTCCAACGAGTGTTGCCGGGATTAACACCCCTAGAGCAGAAGTCTCAGTGGAAGATACAGCATTCGACGCTATACTGGATCATGGCACTAGTCTTGATGATATATTCAATGGTTAATCCCTACTAGAAGGTCTTGTAGACAGTTGATAGAGGGATAAAGAAAGGAAAAATCTGATGGCAGATATTTTCAATCTGGGAACCCCGAGTAATGCCACTGCTGATACAGTTTCGACGAACGGAGTCACATCCGGTGCGAGATTCGGAACTGGACTAGATACCGGAGCACTTCGTAGAAAGTTTAATTTCGGTGATCGAGTATCAGAGTTAGCATTATCTCAGGATCCCTTTTTTCGATTCGTAAGTAAGGTAGGCAAAAAGCCTACAGACGATCCAAGCTTCAAATATACTGAAAAGCGTGGATCATGGATGAAACGTTATGCATATGTATGTAATCATGGTACATCGGCTCCAGCTAATACAGCTGGCACTGAAGCTTCTGTAACACATGGTAATGTTGATGCAGGTGATATTTATTATTTCACAATGATTACTGATTATAATTCTAAGGGTAACCTTCAGAATGTATATGGTCAGTCTTCTAATGAAATCTCACCTGGAGACGCTGATACACAACCTGCATTCTTTCTTCCTGGACAATTAGTGAAGATTCCTTATATGACTGGCGTAACAGCTGGCTCATGGGATGATGCTTCAGCTTCTGCAGCTTCAACTGCAGATGATTATCTAGTTGTTAAAGTTATGACAGTTGATACTGATGCAGTGTCAAATGCAGCTAACTTAAAGTGTAAAGTCGTTCGTAAAGGTAGTGGAACATCTGTATTTGAACTTGCTTCATATTCTGATTTCAACTCACCTCTAACTGGTCTAGATGTTTCTGGAAAATCAATTTCTGAATATCTAGAACCTAAAAGATGCTATGTAGTTGGTTCAGCTTTTGCTGAAGGATCTGGTTATCCTGAAACATGGAAAGACCAACCCTATTCAACCGGACAAGGTCAAACCCAAATCTGGAAGACAGCAATGGCAATGACTAACACTGCACGTGCAACTTCACTTAAATATGAATCCAATGAATGGTCTCGTATTTGGCGTGAAAAACTAGTTGAACACAAATGGGATATTGAGCATTCAATACTATTTGGTTCACAGTACACTGATGGTGATGGTATTCAATATACTCAAGGTGGAATTGATTTCGTAGCAACATACGGAAATTCATTCAGCTTAGATATTAATACTAAAACTGCAGACGACTTTTTAGATGACATGTCTAATTATATGGATCCTCGTTATAACTCTTCCGGTGGTACAGTATTTTTCTGTTCTACTGTAGTGTATAACTGGTTGCATAAATTAGGCGGCTATTTCAAGAACAATCTTGAAGTATCATCTAATTATCGTGCTGACATGGCTATTACTGGCAAGAAAAAAATCATGGGAGTTGACATTACTGTTATCTCTACACCTTATGGTGACATGAATGTAGCTCGAGATATTCACCTTGATGGTACGAATGTTAAGCTATTTGCTTGTAATATGAACTATGCTAAATATCGCCCACTCGTGGGTAACGGTCTCAACAGAGATACATCTGTTTACGTTGGAGTTCAAACGTTAGAAAACAGTGGTATCGACCGCCGAGTTGATTTAATCTTAACAGAAGCTGGAATGGAATGGTCAATGCCCGAATGCCATGCCATCTGGTCTTAAGGAGGTCTGAATATGGCAAATCCAATGTATGGACAAAATAAAGCAGATGATGGTCTTGATATGGCTAGTAATGCTAACTTAGGTGGTTTAGATGTAATTGTAGGCGGTGATGATGAAGCATTTACTTTAAGTAAAGCTGATTGTTGCAAGACCTATGTTAACGGGAATGCTGGTGGCATGGATATTAGTCTTCCCTCAATAAGTGCAGCAGATGCTGGGTTATGGATAAAAATTCAAACAGGAGTTACAGTAACTGCTTCTGATTTGATTTCTGTTACTGCCCAATCTGGAGATCTTCTTGAAGGTCATGTAATAATGACTAAAGCTACTGATGCAGTAGCTAACGCAGTTTACTTTGCAGCAGATGAATCTAATGACCTTATTTTTTCAATGAATGGTGGCACTACCGGTGGTTTAATAGGTAGTTGGGCTAAATTCACTGTTAATAAGAATGGTTATTGGTCTGTTGAAGGTGAACTAAATGGTAGCTCTACATTAGCTACTCCATTTTCTTAAGGAGGTAACTGATGGCTAATGTAAAACTAGGCAGTCAAGCTTCTTGGAACAATGATTATGCTGAGTCAATAACCACTACTAAGCAATTAGCACGTGGTGATTCTGGCAAAATATTCTTTGTTGATCAAGGGTCTGGTGCTTATGTTATCAGCCTACCTGAACTATCTAGCAATATTGCTGGATGGAATGCTGAGTTTATTTTAAGAACTGCAGGTGATGCAGTTGAAGTAAACTGCTATGGCGTTCCTCAAGGTGGTATAGCTGTAGCTGATCCAGTTGATACTGATAGCGATAAGATGTATGCTGTAGAAATAGGGCATACAGAAGCTGTCGCTTCTGCAACAGATGGAATAGCATTTGGTGCAAGTGCGACAAGTATTGGCGCAAGAATCAAAGTTACTACAGATGGTTCATCTTGGTATGCTATGGGATTTGGTGGCGTTGCTGCTGATATCGTAGACTTAGATACTGACTGATAACTAGTTAAAACAAAATGAATCTGCCCCCTCTCACCTGAGGACTTTTCTCTCCCCAGGGAGGGGGTGGGTTTTATCAAGGAGTTGAATGAGCGAAACAGTAAGAAAAGCGAAACATGGTCAACCTATCTTTACCCAAGCGGCATATCTTTTTGGTTATAATTCTAGTAGTTTTATAAATAATCAAAATCTTATTAGTGCATGGGTTATGGATGGAGTTTGCGATATCTCTCGTAAATTGTATTCTATCAATCCAAGAGATGCCGAGCAATTCACTCGTGTTCGTAAATTTACTTCTAACCCAATTAGCATTGATGGTATTATGATTACTAATGTTATAAGAGATACTGGGAATACATATTATAATGAGGCTAAGAGTGTAACTAATGATTATCGTATTGCAAAGCGTATACATCCTGGAGTAGCAGCTAGATTACAGGATCCAACTAGTTTACATTTCCGGTCTAAATATAATCCGGTATATTATTTTGAAGGACAAATAGAGGAAGAGCAAACTGGGAATAGGAATGAATTAATTCTTCAGGTATTACCGACTCCATCAGAAGCATCAGATGTAAAGATAACTTATATACCTTATACTCGAAGGGGCTCAAGTGATGGCTTTACATGGAACAAACTAAATCCAACACAGCATGCATTTATAGAATATTTCCCTGATGAAATGATATATATGGTGGCTAAATATATTGCCATTAGAATGCTAGAAGCTAAAATACAAGAATTAACATTGGTAGAAGAAGATATTGAATTGGCTACAGAATTAAGAAAGTCACATCTTATCTTGAAGCAAGAATATGAAGCCTATTTTCCTAAGCCTCAAAAACAAGAGCAAGAGGAAGAACAACCTCAAAGGAGAGCTAGATGAAGGTATCTGAATTAATGGAAAGGGTTGGGAGTGAAGAAACCGGTAGAGTTACTGCTTATTTAAAAGATGCATTAGAAGAGATGAATATGACTTCTCCTGAGCATGTAACTAGTGTTGGTATTAATATAGTGGCAGATCAACGTTATTATGATCTTCCTGCAGATTATGTAAAGATATTAGATATTAGAATCAAGAACCATGCAAATAGTAGCGATGAATATAGAAGTATCCCACGCATGATTGGTGAGCCACCTGTAGAGGATGCTCCGGATTCTCATTATGGTTTTGGAGAGCTAGAGTAATGGCAGCATCAAAAGAATATGCTTATTTTATTAAAGGCAATAAATTATCTTTAGTTGAAAAAGATTTTAGCGGAACCGGTAGTGGGCTAAACTATACATATAGTGCTGCTGATGGCATTGAACTTCCTTCTGGAGGAGGTACATGGAAAAGTCCATTAACTTCTGTTACTAATGGGATACAGATTGAATATACTCATGGTGGAGGTTATGAATTTACTTATAATTCATTTGTAGGATATGCAGCATATGTAAGCCTTACAGATACTAATGGTACCATTGCTGAATCAACTATAATTGGCAGTTCAACAAAAGGATTATATGCAATTGCAGCAGAGGGAATAAGTATAAATTGGGGGACATATTTAAGCATTGGAGATTACATTGTGGTAAGAGGGGATTCTGATTTATCAGGATTGCATAGAATCCATAGCTTTGAGAATTATGGGGGGACCAATAGAGCGATAGTTTTAGATACCAGATATCCATCATCAGGTGCTAATCAGCGACAAGGATCTTTAAGAGTATACTATGATGTAAAGCCATTATTAGATGAAGATTCAGAAATACAAATTCCTCGGTATAAAGCAGTAGCAATAAGCTATTATATTAAAGCTAGACTATTAGAAGATATGGGGAAATTAAAAGAGTCAGAGTATTTTATGGCTAAATTTTTTAAACATTTAGAAAGACATGATGACGCAAAGGTATGGAGCTTAAGACAAGTTATGCCGGGTGGTCACGCAATTAGATAACAATAAACGAGCCCATTCACGGACGGTCAGTCCTTAGGGCAGGAGGTAAATATGGCAAACTTACATAAATTTACAGTGCAAGAATCATTGAATGCATCAACAGGTAATGCTGGCGGATGGACAGTTAATACATTGCAAACAGTTGAAGGCAGCGATGATACATTAAATGAACTTCAGTTAAATGATGCTACTACTATAGTGGTACTACAAGCTACTGTAGAAACTCAAATAAGATTTACAACAACTTCAAATGATTCTGAACAGTTAACTACTGGAGATATTAGTATTCCTGCTAGTTCAATTGTTACCATGAATGTTCCAAGGAATTTAGGGACAGGGATATATTTACAATTCGAGTCTGCATCTACCACTCATGGTAATTTAAAGATTGTAGAGGTATAATATGCTGAATGGAATGATAAACTCAGTATCTCCAATAAATGTTTCTGGTGGAAGTTCTGCTGAAATATATTCAGATAAAACT